AGGCGGCGACGTTTGACGATGCCGAACTCATTGTTTATGATCGAACTGCGGGGTGGAGCAGTCTGGTAGCTCGTTGGGCTCATAACCCAAAGGTCGGTGGTTCAAATCCACCCCCCGCAACCAAAACCCTCCGAAGTTCTCTTTCGTAAGTCTCAGAGATTGTTAAGGTTGCAAGTTGAGCCGTGTGCATGGCTTTTTCAGTTCGAAGCCGCGTTATTGTTTCCTGTTCCAAAACTTGGAACAACTTGGAACAGATTGCCAAAAATCGCCTGTTCCAAAGCGAGCGCGGCACTACGGTCTGCGTCGGCTGATGTGTGCGTGTAGACATCGGCCGTTGTGCTCAGGTTGGAGTGCCCGAGCAACTTTTGAACGAGTTTCAAATTTCCAGTTTTCTGATTGACGATGGTTGCCGCAGAGTGACGGAAGGTGTGAAAGCCCGCAGCCCTGCGATTGCGAGCGATGCCAATTCGATCTAGCGTTGGATAGAGCACATCGCGGCGGAGCACATCTGGATTCAGTGGCGAACCGTCTTCCTTACAGAACACGAAATCCTCGGTTGTGTTGTGTTTCGAGTTCTGCTTCTGAGCTGTCAGAGCCGACAAAAGCGAAGGACCGAAGTAAATCATCCTTACGCTTCCCTCTGTTTTTGGCGTGACTAACTCGCCTTCCCAAAGAGACTGCCGAATTTCCAGAGTTTGCGACTGAAAGTCAATGTGCTTCCACTGAAGTCCCAGCAACTCTCCTAAACGTGCGCCGGTCAGCATCGCACACTGAAATAAGCCTCGGTGAGTCTTCGGAACGGAGTCCACGATGAGCTTCAACTGCCCAGGACTCCACACTGGTTTTTCAGACCGCGTCACCTTTGGCTTATGTCGGTCTCGGACGGGAGACCTCTGGATGAGGTCGTGATCCACTGCAAGCGAGAAGACACTCTGAAGCAATCCAACTAAATTCCGTACCGTCTTGGGAGACGATCCGCCCTTCAGTCGTGATTGCAACAGCTTTTCGATGTGCAGTGGCGCGACCTCAGCAATACGCATGGCGCCGATGGCCGGGAGAATATGGACCCTGAGGTCGCATTCATAGGAACGCTTTGTGGAGGGCTTTACTTGCTTTCGTTCCAAATACGGCCTCCACAGGGAATCTACGATGTGCTGCACGGTGAAATCGACAGCCTCGACGTGCCGATTCTGGGATTCACGAATTCGCTGATCCAGAACGGCTCGCGCGGCCTTCTTGCCAGACAGGTTCTCAAGCGTTTCAGTTTTGTGCACCCACTTGCCGGCTACGGTACGCAGGCGGTATCGGATGCGGAAGACCAAACCACGACGGGTTCGGATTGGATCAGAAACGTAGCCTTGTTGGTACGATTGACGAGTCAATTCTTTTTCTCCTTTCATTTTGACCCGCCTTTGCTTCTCTCGATGTAGAGTTTGGCTCCCTTCCGGAAAATATCGGCGACAGTTTCGCCGAGACGACGAGATGCGGCCTCCAATTCCGCAATCTCGCCAAGAGTTAGGCGCAGCGGAAATAATTTGCTGCGACGATCGCTCTCCGGTTTGGGTGGCCTTCCCATGCACGGAGTAGTTGTATATACATATTCTGCGCGTGTCAAGTCGGTTCTGTTCCCTTGTTGTTCCATGTGTGTTGTAAGCTTCAGAATTTAAGGCTCCTCAGAGAGGTTGTTGGGCTGGGACCCCGAACCCTGCCTATTGGTTCGGACTTCCTGAAATTCGATTCAGTACCCGGCCCCAGCTAAAGCGGAGGTACTTGCCCAATCGATAGGCGCCTAGCAAATCGGTATGCGAATATACCCAGCTAGGAGGGACTCGCAACCGTTGAGCAACCTCTCCAACAGTCAGGATTTCATCACGGCCACCTGCAATGGGTGTTGCCTCTGTCTTCTCGGGTTCCGGAGCAACTGCGAGTCGATTTGTTTGCATACTCAGGCTGTTCTCCTAAGCTTGTGAACCGCCGAATTTCTTTTTGTAGTCTGCGCGAGAGAATTGGGCGGGAGAAGCTGTCAGGCGGATCTTCGGGCGGCCACATTCTTGAGCGCGTGCGCCAGGACTGCTGCACGCTCGGAGGTGATCAGTCCGGCCTGTTCCCGCTGATGCAGATCGTGTAACTGTTCCTCAAGCGTGCGCTCCCTCGGAATTGCTTTTGGTTTCATGGGTTCTGGCAGCTCCATTGCCTTCGAGTCGGCCAGCACCTTGAGCATGCCAGGCATCCCCGGCAGATCCAGTTTCACCTCACCATCGCCCCTCCCAGTCAATTGCGGTGCCGCGCCCTGACCCGCGGGGAGAGCCATTCGCAACTCCTCGTACTGATCGCCGGCCAATTCCAGCGCATTTTTACCGCTGATGCGCCGTCTCTCTACCGCCTCACTCAGCGCACGGATGCGGTCTCCCTTGTCCCATCCGAGCGAAATCACCCAGTGAACCGGGATTCTGTTGTCTCGAGCCTTCGAGACTTCTTTCTCGTACGCTTCTTTGAAGGCCATGCGTGCACCGATCCCATCTCGTGACAGCAACAGCTTGCGAGCGCCGTCATAGGCTGTAGCCATCTCTTCGGTCCACACTACTGATTGCTCATCGGACCGAGGACACATACTCCAAGCCAGTTCTGGCCCTGGGCGACCGTCGTCCGCGCCGTGGCCTGGCAGGTTTTCCAAGATGTGCGGGAGGCGTACCGGGAACTTTTCCCGACGGCAGCGGCGCAACGCTTCGCGCACTTGCGCTACGGTCGCGCCTTCTTCGAGTAAGGCTCCGGCCATCGCGTTCAACGATCCCACGACTTCGGGCGCGTTGCCCATCACTGCATAAAAGCTAGTGAGCATTTGCACAATTTGTTCGTGTAGCGTGCTCTCTGGCGATTCGCATCTCCTCGGCGGCACGCTCTTCAAAACTGGACTTGACGGGTCTTCCATTGCTGCTCCTTTCCCAGTCTCGTGGGTCTTTGCGGTACTGCGATTCACGGAAAAACTTTTGAGCCGAGGGTAAGAACTGGCGTTCAACCCGAGGCCAGTCGGCCACCGCTTCAGCGACCGACTTTGTTCCAGCCCAGACAACATCATGTCCATGCCGAATGATGGCCTTTGCGATTTCCTCAGCAATGTCACGCGGTAGGTGGAAGGCGTCGTCGATCTTCGGATACAGAGAAGCGATCTGCATTACCCACTGATCAAGTTCTTGTTCGGCTTGATCCCCGTCGCTTCCCTTCCCTTCCTTTTCCCTTTCCTTTTCCCTTCCTAGGGCAACTGGTCTGTCTCCAGTGCTTCCCTGGGAAGCACTGGGGAACTTGGCGGGCTCGCTTGCCTCTTTGCCGCTGATTCTTTGGTGTTTAGTGAAATTCACAACAACGCCGTAAGTTTTTCCGTCAGAGATAAACTGAGAAATCAACGACGCTTCCCTGAGCAGCGATAGAGTTTTCTCGAAATCGAACTGGATAAATGGAAGGATGTCTAAGTGAAGTGATCGCGCCGACCATAAGAAGGTTCCGTTTATGTCGCAGTGCCCCCAGAGGCCAGAGAAAACCAACATACAATGTTGTCCGGGATTGGCGATTTCTAGGTCTTGTAAGTTCTCGTCCCGGTAGAACTCGGGTTTGATCGTTCGGATTCGGGCCATGTCAGATCAGTCCTTTCCTCTGGGTAGTGGATTCCAATGCTTTCTTGCTGCACCTGAAATGAGCCGAGATGGCCGGATTTCGCAAAATCGCCTTCGAGGGTGCCAAAACGGGCACACGGATAGAAAATCAACTGTCGTTCTACGAAGTTGAGTCGGAAGAGGACTACCTTGGCTCAATTGTCGGTTCGTTTAGCGGCCCGCGCGGTTGAGGCGTCGTTGCAGTACTGCCATTCGCCTGCGCGCGCTACCTCCGTAGTATTGGGGCCCGTCTTCTTCCTGCTCTTCGCGCAAGATGCGTTGATACTGAATCGTGGCGTTGGTGGCAGCCGTTTCGGCATCGACGCCTTGCGCTTTCTGCTTCTCGATCATCTCCTGAATGCGCTCGCCGGCCCGCCGCTCCAATGACTTCTGGCTCGGCTCCGGTAGAGACATCAGTAGATATTTCATTGCATCGCGGGCGTGGTTATCTTTGTCGACGATAGCTTCGGATACATTGCGGCTCAATAGTTGCTGCGCCGTGAGCTTTACGCGCCGGGCAACCATTAATTCCCAAAGGAGGTTCGGGCAGCCCCAGCTATGGAGCCCCGGCTGTGGCTTGTCGGCATACATGCCCTTGGGGCACAAAATCTTCACCGACGGCTGCCTTTTGTCCAAGTCAGCCCAATGTTGGTGGATGCGTCCGGCGAAACTGACATCCGAAGCATCGCCGGAAAATGGGATCAAATTCTCAACAGCTTGCTCTCCGTAGAGTTGAGCGAAAGATTTGGCTCGCTCAATCGCGTGGCCGGGCCGCTGCGACTGTTGCAGATCGCTGGTAAAGATGCTGCGGTCCGCCCAGATCGTTTCCATGCGTGCGAAGTCGGTCATACGCTTGATCTCAGGTGCGTGCTGCCAGATCTCCTTGCCCGGCGCATAATATTCACCCCCGAAAATGATCGTCCCTTCGAAATCGACGTAGGCACGAAGCAAGGCTGTCGGGTTGGTCTTGCCGTGGTCGAACCCTCCCAACACTTGCCAATCGGGATCGGGTCGCCAACGAGGGTCCTCGATAACGATCTGGTTCCAATGAGTAACCAGAATGTCAGCGAATACCCGTTCGCCGCCGCCGGCTTCATCGACAATTTCCTGTTCGCGGTCCCAAGCGGCTTGCGACGTGTATTTCCTGCGCTCTCGCTCCTTCCATGCGGGGTTCAGGTCCCGATCACGTTCAGCTATGACCGAGTAGTGCTCACGCAGCACCAGAATACCGCCGGAGGTAAGGCGCGCCGTTTCACCACGGCGCACCTGTACCGGTGTCTGCGGAGGCAGCGCCGCGAGTTCTTCAATGACTTGCTCGGGACTACTCTTCATTGCGAATGACGTCTCGTCGGGCATCTGCGTACCATCCTGGTCCGGCTGAGGAATTGAAAATGATTTTGCCGGCCACGGCGGAAATCGCCTCGTTGTAACAGCCGCCAGAATCTGCCTGAAAGCTCGATTCATCGTTAAGGTAGCCCCACGGGTGATAAGACCGAATCTGGTCGGCTCCACCGGGGATACCGAGAATGTAGCTACCGTTGGCAAAGTTCAACTCATGGTCGGCCTGACGGTTGAGGGGCTTCGCAAGTGGATACGCCTGTTGAATCCGTTCGTCGGAATTGCGGTACAGATGCTTCGCGTAGTCAACCAACTGAATGACCTTTTTGTCCTTTTGCGTCTGAAACAGGATGCCGCAGTAGGGTGTTTTCATCGCCTGCAGGGTGAGGTATGCCACGCAGGCCCATGAGATCATCAGATCGCGTGACTTCTCGATCCAGATGATGTCGCGCAAGTCGAAAAAGGCGAACAGATCCCGGAAATATTCATAGGGTGGAAAGTGCTCATCCGGCCGCGGCCTGCCTTCCTTCTTCCAGTGTTCGTCAAACGTGCGGGTGTGCTGCGTAACCCAAGTGAAGGTATCGCGCGTGGCTGTCGTCACCCAGTCGGCTTCGATCGTCGATGTCTCCTGGTTTTTCGCTTGCGATGCTTTGATTTGCGTAAGCCGTGTCGCCCTCGCACGCTTTAACGCAGGATCCACGTCGCCGAGTGGTATATCGGCGAGGATTGGGGAATCTGCCCAAGCGCGGTTCGGCAAGTCTTTTCGCTTCATCGTTGTTTGGGATTTCTACTTGTGCTTTCGATTTACTGGACGGTGGTTTTTGTTATCTTTCATCCACGTCGTTGGTAGTCGTCCCCCCATCGCCAAGGAGAGGTTTCAATCGCGGAGGGATTTTTCCACCGGTTTCAGAGAAATACTGAATCTCTTCCACCGACCACCCGTAGAACTCTTGAAGCTCCTTGAGGCTTTTGGGTTTTAGCATGAAAATGTCAGCTAGGGTTGACCACGCTGCTACGCGCGCACGTTCCGACTTGCCTTCGCGGGCGACATCGGCCAATCCCATGATGATGTCGTTGCGATTGATATCGATGAGCCTTAACTGCTTTGGCTTTTCGGACGTCTCGCCAACCAGGAAAGCAATACGAGCCTTCACGTCTGCACGTTTTTCCCACCTCTTGACCGCCGTCAAACTGAAGCCACACGCCTTCGATGCGACCGTCTGCTTCTTTCCGTCTGCACGGAACTGCGCATACCGCTCGCGAGCGGGGTGAGACAGTGCATCGGAACCGAAGTTGGTGTTTGGCATTTTCAGTTTCCCCTACTTTCGTCGAGAAGAATTGATGAGGAAAAGAGAATTGCAGGGTTCTTCCTGTGCTCCGCATGGCTATGTCCGCATCTGTCGGACCAATGGACCAGCGGCGCCAGAGGTTCGCACTATCCAGACCTCTCGCATCGATCCGCCAGCCACTCGCGTCTCGCCACGATAATACTGGTCTCTCATAAACCGTCGTCGCGCGATGCAGCCTTTCGACTTATCGGCAGGATCAACCCATTTAAGCCATCCATCGCGTACTTGAGATTCGCAATGTGCAAGAGACTGTTTGCAAAGCCAACGATCTACACTCGGATTTGAGCCTGCTGCCCAGATCGAAATTCGCATGTTTTTTTGACGAAGGAAATCCCTAGCAACTTCAAATGGCTGCGCTTTATTTCCGGCGCGCGTCGGTGTAGCGGTTTCCTGCGATCCGTTCAGATTCCTTTCGCCGCACTCGCTCCAATTCCTCGAGAGTTTTATTTTCGAACTCTGTGCCCAGGATGGCCGTGCCGTATTTGTTTGTAACTCGAACCGGTTTTGTGCGCTGATTCACTAATCAAGAGCGGAGAGAATTTCTTTAGAAGGTCGGCATCCACGTGGAAAGAATGGATTTACCGGAAGACCTTGGTCTGAAGCGGAGAGTAACTGGAGAGTGGAGAGTTCCTATCTGAAATCCCCTATGGACGATCCATCAAGCCGCGATTCCTCAGGTCGGTCCGGATCCTGCTAATTGCGACCTCAACACGCCTCTTGAACCGCGGATTTTTGTAGGCCAGTTCAAACGAGCGATCAGCCACATTCGCTTTCCAGCCCTGTGGCAGCTCTACAGACCCATCTGCATCCAAGCCGCGACAAACTTCCATGTCGGTCGCTGTTGGGTTCTGTGTGAGCTGTATCAATATTGCACGCTTCAACTCGGAACGATATCTCAGCAACAAGCCTTTCGGTTTCGAAGTGTCGGATTGCGCGCTTTGACGCGCCTCCCCGGACACCGCGTCAGATCTGTTGGTATCGGACTCCAAGGATGAACGGCTGGGAGTTCCAGCAGCGACGGAGAACTCGAGAGGACTGGACTTGGGTTTAGTCGGAAACTGTGCCGATAATATGTGAGCCTTCCCCATGATCTGGCGCAGATGAATTTCTAGAAACTGCAGAAAACGATCGGAGCGTTTCGTCAACAGCTCTTGGGTTCGATCCTCTCCCTCTCGATCCCACATTGTTTCAAGGTCATATCGCGTGTTGCCTGCCGGATTCATATGAATGAGCCTTGGCGCTCGCCAGGACTTCCAGATTTCGGCTTCTGTGAGGGCCTCTTCGGAATCCACTGGATTCATATCTGGCTTGTCGCAGGCTTGTCGGATCCACAGCCGCACTCCAAGAGCAAGATTAGTAACCATCAGGCGGATGTGCGAGGCGCTCCAATCGATGGGAGGCATTCCCAGGATTTCGGCGTTCGATTGAGCAACTTGCCAGAGAGTTTCGAACTCCCGTTCAAGCTCCGCCTCCATACCGCTTTGATAGGCGTCCAGGTATGCCCTGAAAACAGCAGGAAGAGTCCCGATCCCCAGGAGTTGGTCGAACCGTTTGGAGTCAACCTCACCCAGCACCTGCCTGAATTGCCTGAAGGCGGATTCGTAAACGACTTTAGAATTTAGGGCGACTCCTCTCGCTTGAAAACTGTCTGCATTGGGATGAAGCGCTGCGTAACAGAGCTTTCGCGTTAAAGCCGCGTACCGCCGGGCGGTCTCGCCAAACGACAATCGAATATGCTCCACCGCAGAAATCAGGGGAGCTGGTGTTATCTGTTTCCAGTTATTCTGGTCGACTTGCATGAGTCCTTATGTAGGTGGATTAGTGTCGGGAGAACGATAAGTAAGTCCTTGGCCGCCGCGACCAGTCCGAGGACTCGCATCCCCAAGTCAACAACTCGAGGTTAGTCTGGGCGGCGGAGGCAAGCATTACGCAGATCCCTGGAAATGTCAGATGGTCATCTTTTGTTGTTCCGACTCGGTTTGGCCCAACGGGAGAGCGCGGCTTTTCTGGCGCTTTCTGTGCGCTGCTCAGGCGTCAGCTTTTTTGCGCGAGCCTTCCCGCCCAATCGCCCGAGATTAACAGCGGCTTTGTTCTTTGTTTTCATCGGCCTCTCAGCTCGCCCTTTCGGTCGATCTCTCTGTTTACTATGCGTAGCGCTACGTATGTAATCTCATACGGAAACACGCGCCATGCCGGTGCTAGAACACCGACACGGCGCTCACCACAGTCGCCTACAGAGGAGGCAACAATGGCTAAGCAGCACCGTAACAACAATTATGCTTTCACTCAAGCATCGGACTGCCCTATCACGCAGGTGGCCCTTTATGCTCGTGTTTCTACCCTTAACAATCAGACGTACTCGGGCAGAGGTTCAGAAATTGGTTGAGGAGTTTCGGCATAGCGGGATACGGCGAATCGATTTTTGCCGTGAAAATGGTTTTGCTCTGAGCACTCTGGCACGCCATCTGCGAAAGTCGAAGAAGCAACGCCATGGCTACAAGAGTCGGACCATTGCAACAAACACTCTGGTTCCAGTCCAGATCGCAGAAGACCAATGTTCGTTGCGTATATCGGAATCTGGAGTGGCTGTCGTACTCTCGGGCGGTCGCCGAGTACAAGTAAAGGTCGATTTCGACGTGCCCACGTTGCACCGGTTGCTCAACGCGCTGGAGCGCGCATAATCAGTGTTCGGAATTGGCACGGCGACACGCATTTATCTTGCCGCCGGAGCCACCGACATGCGCAAGGGCTTTGACGGACTTTACGGGCTGGTTCGCGACCGGTTGTTGTGCGAGCCACTCAGCGGACATCTTTTCGTGTTCTGTAACTCGCAGCGCAATCGCCTGAAGGTCCTCGTCTGGGATGGGACTGGACTTTGGGTCTGCGCCAAGAGATTGGAGAAAGGGCGTTTCAGTTGGCCCCAGTCGGGCGACGCTCACAGCAAAGTCACGTTGACCCAAGAAGAGCTAGCGCTTCTCTTAGGCGGAATCGACTTGGCTGGCACGAAGAGCAAACGGTGGTACCGGAAGGTCGTGCCGGAAGGTCATCCGGC